ATTGTTGCACAGGACATAGCACGTAATGACTTTGATTTAATTATTATTGACGAAGCTAATGCGTATAAAACTGTTACTACAAAACGTTGGAAAACTATGAAAGAGTTGGTACGCCCTGACACTAGGCTATGGCTTATGACAGGAACACCAGCGGCTCAAACACCTACCGATGCCTTCGGCTTAGCCAAACTATGCGTGCCCGAGAGAGTGCCTAGATTCTTTGGTGCGTTTAGAGATCAGACTATGATTAACATTAGTCAGTTCCGTTGGATACCTAGACCAAACGCCAATCAGGTTGTGTTTGATGCTTTACAGCCAGCTATTCGATACACTAAAAAAGAATGTTTAGACTTGCCCGAAGTTACGCATGTGTTTAGAGATGCCCCACTTACTGCGCAACAGGAGAAATATTATAAGTTACTCAAAAAAGAAATGCTTATGGTTGCCGATGGCGAAGAAATTAGTGCCGTCAATGCAGCTGTTAATCTCAATAAACTCTTGCAGATTTCTGGCGGTGCTGTTTACAGCGATACTGGTAGTGTGGTTGAGTTTGATGTTAGCAATCGTCTTCGTGTTGTAGAAGAAGTAATCAACGAGTCTAGTAATAAAGTTCTTGTGTTTGTCCCGTTTACTCATACAATAGAACTACTCAAAGCGCATTTGAGAGGGGCAAGTATTCCCTCGGAAATAATTAACGGGGCTGTTACCGTCAATAAGCGCACAGAAATATTTAAACGGTTTCAAGAAAAAGACGATATAAAAGTTCTCATCATTCAGCCACAAGCTGCGGCGCATGGTGTAACATTGACAGCCGCCGATACAATTATTTGGTACGCTCCAGTAACGTCTATTGAAACTTACTTGCAAGCTAATGCTCGTATAGACAGGCAGGGACAGAAGAACGCTATGACTGTAGTGCATATTAAGGGTTCTCCCGTAGAGACAAGGATGTATGGTATGTTGCAAAATAAGTTAAATGTTCACACAAAAATAATTGATTTATATCAAAAAGAAATTGAAGAAAACACTTGACAGTGTAAATAGTTGTAGTATAATTGTATCCAACGAACAAAGATTCGTTTATATTTGAAAGGAAAAGTATGGAACCAACTGACGGCATGAACGTCGATAAACTCGTCTCTGTCTTTATTAAGATTAGGGATGCACGAGAAGAAGCTAAGCGGGAATGGGAAGAGATTGATAGCGAGTTTGTTACCAAGCTAGACCTCATTAACCAAGAGCTTTTAAGCATATGCAAAAACACAGGTGCCGATAGTATCAAAACTAAAGACGGTACCGCAATTCGCACCATCAAGTCTAAGTATTGGACTAATGACTGGGAGCGTTTTTACGATTGGATGTTTGAACATAATGTGCCCGAAGTTTTAGAACGGCGCATACATCAAACAAACATAAAGCAGTTCTTAGCAGAAAACCCGGACATGTTACCACCCGGTCTAAACGTGGATAACGCATATCATATAACTGTAAGGAGAAGTAAATGAGTGAAATGACTTTGTTTAATCAAAACCTACCCGAGTATTTAAAGGACGTAGAACTTGATGCTGTAACTAAAGCCCTAGCTGGTAATGGTGGTAGTAGCAAGCGTATATCTTTGCGTGGTAGTAAGTTCCGCATGGTTGTTAATGGCGAGGAAATTGTTACTAGCAAGAACGAGGAAATGAATATCGTTATTGTTAATGCGGCTAAGCATATATCTCGGCAGTTCTACGCTAAAGCATATAGCGCAAGCGAAGAAGCTACTGCACCTGACTGCTGGTCTAACGATGGTGTAACACCTGATGCGTCTGCTAAAGAAGCACAGCACCACAACTGCGTCGAGTGCCCACAGAATATCAAAGGGTCTGGTCAAGGTGATAGCCGTGCATGCCGTCATCGTCGCAAGTTAGCAGTTGTTTTAGCTGATGATGTTGGTGGCGATGTGTATCAACTAGAATTAGCATCCAAGTCTATATTCGGTAAAGGTGAATTAAACACTATGCCGTTTGAGCAGTTTGCTAAGTACGTTGGTTCACAAGGGTACAACCTTAATACGTTAGTAACTGAAATGCGCTTTGATGAAAAGAGCGACGTTGCTAAAGTGTACTTCCGCCCAGTTAAGTTTTTGAGCAAGGAAGAGTGGGAAGTTGCTAAGCGTCAAGGAGAAACACCTTCCGCTAAGCGTGCAGTAGAAACTACTGTAGCACAGACCGACTCAAAGCCTAAAGCCATAGCAGCACCAAAGGTAGAAGTTGAACAAGAGGAAATAGCTGAGCCAAAGAAGCGTGAAGATAAAAAAGCTCAGCCCGCTCCCAAAGCTGACTTAAAAGCTGTTATGAAAGATTGGACATAACACAAATGAGTTTACGGGGCTATAGCTTCCATCTTGTTAAAGCCAACCAAGAAGCAGATACCAAGAAAAATATTGGTGTCCTTCTTGGAAGGGTATGTATTGACACCGACGTTCCTGTAGCTAAAGTTGCGAAATATTTTAAAGTATCTCGTATGACTGTATATTCATGGTTCGTCGGCAAGTCAGTGCCACACAAGAACAAAGCTGAAAAAATTAAAAAACTATTGGACAAACTTCTACCGAATGCGGAAGTTTAATTTAAGGGACATATGGCGACGACAGATTTGCTTAAGGCAGTGTTGCCTCCTGAAGGGGAAGGTGTCTACTGCATAGTCGGACTAAAAGAGGAAGGGTATCCCAAACAAATTTTTGTTGATACGTTAGCAGAAGTTGAGATACTTGCAAAGGATTTAGTTGACGACTTATATAATGTCTACTTTGCTTGCGCCAAATACCAAAACAAAACAGATGGGAGAACACAAAAGAATAGTAATTTCTTTAGATCTTTTTGGATTGACATTGATTGCGGACTTACTAAACCATATGAAGATAGAGAAGAAGGTTTAGAAGCACTTAAAACATTTTGTACTAAAATTTGCATGCCGTTACCCACGATAGTTAATTCGGGTAGAGGCGTACATGCTTACTGGAGATTGACAACAACTATCTCTAGAGCGGAGTGGCTTCCTACCGCCGAGCGTATAAAAAGTTTATGTGAAGAGTTTGAGTTTCATGCAGATTCATCTAGGACTGCGGATAGTGCATCTATTCTAAGAGTTCCTGAGACTTGGAATCACAAGTCAAACCCACCGTTCCCTGTTGAGTTATTGGCAATATGCGATGAGATAGACCACGGAGAAATAAAAAAGATACTAGGTGTTTTAGTTGCACCGGATTATATACCTAGGCAACTAAATGAAATGACCCGTGCCTTGATGGGTAATAAGCAGAGTAGGTTTAAAACTATAATGCTTAAAACTTTGAACGGCAAAGGTTGTGCACAGCTAGAACGTATTGTACTTAACCAACAAGATATAGAGGAGCCACTATGGAGAGCAGGGTTATCAATTGCCGCACATTGTGTAGATGCAGATGAAGCAGTTCATAAAATATCATCAAATCATCCGCAATACAATCCAGTCGAAACCGAGAAGAAAGCAAATGCGACTAAGGGGCCATACACCTGTCAGACATTTGAGAAGCTTAGCCCAAAAGAATGTGCGACATGTCCGAACAGAAATAAAATTACATCACCTATTCAGCTTGGATCTGAAATCGCTAGTGCGGAAGAGAATCAACTCGTTGTTGAAACGGAGGATAATAAGACAGAAACGGTCACAGTTCCTTTGTATCCATTCCCGTATTTCAGGGGTAAGAAAGGCGGAGTCTATTTAAAGACTAAGGATAAAGAGGGCAACGAAGACTCGATTAATATTTATGAGCACGACTTATATATTGTTAAACGACTATATGACCCTGTGAAAGGTGATACAGTATGGATTAGGTTACATCTACCTAAAGATGGTATGCGTGAGTTTGCTATGCCACAGACTGACGCTTTGACCTACGAAAAGCTGCGAGATAAATTAGCATGGTATGGTGTCGCCGCACCTAAACCACAGATGGCAAGCATTATGAATTACGTGATTACGTTTATTAAAGAAAGTCAACATAGAGATAAGGTAGAGATTATGCGAACACAGTTTGGTTGGGTCGAAGGTAACGATAAATTTATTTTAGGGGAACAAGAGGTATCGGCTACAGGAGTAACTTATAGCCCCCCATCAACATCAACAGGTAGTCTAGCAGAATGGCTAAAGCCGACAGGAGATTACGACGAGTGGAAGTCCGTAGCTAAGGTATATGATAAGGAAGGGTTTGAACCACATGCGTTTGGTTTCTTTACAGCGTTTGGGGCTCCACTACTTAAACACCTAAACCTTAAAGGTGCAATCATTAACCTGATTAACAATACATCAGGCACAGGTAAATCCACGATTCTAAAAATGTGCAACAGTGTATGGGGACATCCCGAAGAATTGATGATGCAGTGGAAAGATACGCAGAACACTATTATCCATAGGCTTGGTATTTTAAATAACCTGCCAGCAACTATTGATGAGGTAACTAAACTTACTGGCGAAGACTTCTCTGACTTGGTATACAGCATGTCTCAAGGACGGGGTAAGAACCGAATGAAGCAGCACGAGAACGCTGAGCGGGTTAACTTCACTAAGTGGTCAACAATAGCCTTATGTAGTTCTAACGCATCCTTCTACGATAAGTTGTCGGCTTTGAAGTCTACGCCTGACGGGGAGTTCATGCGGTTGATTGAGTACCGTATTGAGATGACTAATCACTTGTCGAAGAAAGAAGCCGATGAAATATTTGACAAGCTGTATAGCAACTACGGACACGCAGGGTTGGAATACTCCAAGTATTTAGTTGGTAACTTAGAGTCCGCTGTTGATTTAGTTAAGCAGATTCAACAACGGATTGACGCCGACGTAGGGTTTACTAGCCGTGAACGGTTTTGGTCAGGTGTGGTGGCGTGCAACATAGCTGGTGCATTGATAGCTAAAGACTTGGGCATTATTGACTTTAATGTTAGACGAGTTTATGACTGGATTCTATCTGAGCTTAAAGTTATGCGTAACGAAGTTAAAGCTCCATCGCAAGAACAGTCTAGCGTCATTGGTGAGTTTATGAACGAGCACCGTGCAGCTACCCTAGTTATTAACGGGAACACTGACTCTAGGTCTGGTATGGAGCAGCTGCCTATTGTTGAGCCTAAGTTTAATGACTTATACATTAGGATTGAGCCTGATACTAAACGGCTGTACATAAACGCTAAGCAGCTTAGGGCTTACTGCACTAAGCAACAGATTACCTTGAAGGAAACTTTAAAAGGGCTGACAGCAGATGGAGTTTATCTAGGACCCATTAAGAAACGTATTACTAAGGGCACAAAGATTGTATCGCCACCTGTAGATGTGTTTGTGTTTAAGACAGACTCAACTAGCTTTATTGATACAGAAACTTATATAGAAGCAGCTAAAGCAATTACAAATGCTGATATACGGGATTGACTTTAACGTTAATTGGAGGAATTTTATAGTGGGGTCTTCGTTCTTTATACCGTGCTTAGACCCCGATGTAGCTTTGGAACAAGTGGAAAGAGCAACAAAACGACTTAAATTCCGCATAAAGACACAAATTGTTGTTGAAAAAGGGGTGCAGGGGTTGCGAGTTTGGCGGATTAAGTAGTATCATACAGCTGTAACTACATTGTTTCGGTTACTTTTCCTTCAAGTATTAATTCATACCCCACCACGGTGGGGTTTTTTTATTCGTTGCCGTATGCAGTCATACCACCCAACTGCCCAATTAATTTCTTATCAATGTTTATACCGCCTGTTGTTTGTGCAAGAGCACGTTGTCTATAACGAGTTAGTACAGAGTCTTTAAGGTTTTCAGGTTTTATTCTACGGCCAGGATTTGATGTATTAAACACCGCAATTTTCTCAATTGTTGCTATCATTAAATCTACATCTGTGTTATCTACGCCCATAAAGTAAGCATTAAGTAACGCCGCACGCCTATCTAATATTTCTTGTTCAGCAGTCTTTGCTTCAATATTAGCTTTTTGTTTCTGTGCTAATCTCTCAGGGCCAAAACCTATTGCTTGCGCAGCTACTTCCCCTATACCGAAGTCATCAATAAGCACATCACCTTTTAGGGTAGTTGCTCGGCCTTCGCCAAAAGTTTCTGAGAACCGACCGGCCTTAAGTAAATTCTTTAATATCGCTGGAGATAGTGTTTCCATTCCCCGTTCAAGGTGGCCTTCACGCATTTGTTTTAAAGCCTCAATTGCGCTAATACCTATACCTATAGACGGACCCATTAAACTAACAATAAATGCTTGTGCAGCTGCAACTTCATCAGGACTGTTACGGGCATCACGGAACCACAAATCATTTAACCCCATACGGTCTGCTAGGTTAACGCCGGATACTTGAGTTATAACTCCACGAGCAATAGCATCTCCCCAGAAGTTGCCCATGTTATCTGCTAACCAATTTTTGTACCAATTATTAAAATCAAATGGTTTGTCGGCTTCATCCTCATCACCGAAGACAGCTTGCATACCCTCAATTAATTTACTTAACGCCCACCATCCGGGTAAACCCGTAGTACCCGCAAACGCAAAGGTCATACCTAAAGTGCCGAATAACCGTTTCTTACCTTCTGAACGTACATCAGCGTAATACTTTCTAACTTGCGCTTCTAAAGCAGGGCCTTTGTACTCAGGCTCTCCGTTGGCTCGTTGTGTTGCATTGATCTGTACACGCACATCGTATAACTCAGGAAGCTGTTCACCACCTAACGCTTGTTCTTTTTTAATTAAGTTGTCGTAATTAAATGTATTATGGAAGCCCTCAATACCGCTACGTACTAGCATGTAAGACATTTGCTGAGAGAACTGTTTAAACTGCATAGCTACTTTTGCCCACTTACCTTGGAACAGTCTAGGCTTATTAAGTGTGGAGTAATCAAACATCGACTTATAAGTTAAGTCCTTAGTTACTTCAATAGCTTTATCAAATAACTTATCGCCTTTGTACCCACCATTCTCTGGCTTAGCGTATTTTTTCATAGCCATATCAAATGCCGACATAGCAATTACTTCACGGTTAAACTTTTCTGCACCGTGAAAAGCACCGCTTAATACTTGCATAATCCTTTGATCCCTGCCAGTGTACAGGTTAGACGGAGACTCGGCTAAACCAACAAGATCGTGATTAAGTGTAATGTCAAATAATCCATCAGCGATAAACCGTTTAACTGCCTCTTTTTGTACTTGTGTTAATTTGGCATCCCTAGTTATAGAAGGGAAAGCCCAGTTCTCATTGTCATCCTTAAACCCAGTAGCTCCAACCCGCTTAGCATAAGCCATCATTGTTTTTGCTGTCTCGGCTTGCCCAAACCTAGCGCCTAATACTGGCTGTCCAACAGCTACAACACCAAGCATATTAACGAGTGCCGAAGCCGGTGCAGTCATGTACCAAATAAAAGACATATTAGAAAGAAACGAAGGTAATGTTCCTGTGTCTGGCGGGTTCATAATATAGTCTACCCGTTTAGTTAATTCTCCTGTATAGTCTCGCAACCTTTTCTCTTCTTTTGGGTCTTGCATGTCTGATATATACTGCTCAGAGGCTCTAACTGAACCAAATAATTTAGGTCCAAATGCAAACCGTGAGTGTTGATAGGCCATGTGAAACGCTGAAGAAGTAAACGCACGCAACATATCTTGATCCATACCTTGTGTGCCCTTACGAGGTAAGAACATTTTGCGTACATTCTGGTCTGGCAACTGCAATAGATATAGCTGTTCAAGGCTTTCTTCTAAGTTACCTTTTAATGTTTTAACATCCCCACCTTCACCTGTTCGGACCAGTTCTTTTAAGTCTTTTAAGAATTCTAATTCTTGTAGGTTGCCTTTCCATTTGCTGTCACGCAAACTATTACCCATGTCTATAGACGGGCTCTTCCCTGTTTTAGTTTTAATTTCTGTAGACCGTGTACCGGCAAACATATTACGCTCAAGAGCAGACTCAAACTGATAGAATTCTTTTAATTGACCGGGGCCTTTATTTACTACAAGCCAGTAATTGCCAAAGCGTTTTAATGGAAAGTAAGGTTCTAAGGTATGCTTTTTAAAGTATTCTTCTACTTTTTTATAGTTTGGCTGGTTTAAAACATCTGCTTCTGCAATACCATCTGCAATTAGCGTTTGTTTTATACGGTCTAAAAGCGCAGCCTTATACGCAGCTAGTCTATCAGCATAGAACTTTTTAACGTCTGCATATACCTTCTGTCCAGCTGGACCTATCTGTTTATACGAGGCGTCTAATTCTTTGCGTTTATTTTTATCTTCCTTACTTAATTTGTCATATGCTTCAGGGCTTCCTGTACCGTAGTAATTAGTAGCAGTAAATTTGCTAGGGTCTATAGTCTCAACAGTAGCATCAATCATTAAACGGTTAAGAACTTTTGCTAAACCAGGATGCTCACTTTGAAATTTTTGCCATACAGTTACGACATCCTTGGTTTCAGCCAGTATGGCATTTCTAGCATCTAGCATGCTTTCTACGTTCTGAATAAACTCTTTCATTGGTTTCAGCTTTGAGCCGACCATATCTTCTAGTTGACGTAAAGTAAACGCACCTAAATAATATTTACGAGTAGCATCTTTTAAACTTTCTAACCAAAACGGCATAGAAATTTTCATAGCTTCCCATGAAGGTCTTTCACCAAATATACGGTCTAAATAACCAGAAGATTCTGGGCGTGTCTGTCTAGTGCCAGTCACTGCCATAACATTGGCTTTACCCTTGGTTGAGTAAACTTTAATTATATTAGAATCGTATTGAGATATAGGGGTTGGCTGCAAAATAAGGTTTGCATTAGCAAGAGTGTGCCCAAGCACATTGTCCATGCCTAGTAACTCCGCTATTAACCTAGTAAACTTACCCCAAAGACTTTGTGGTGCAGGCCCTACAGGTTTTTGCAAAACAGGGAACGTAATAAAAGTTTTTTTATTTATAGGGAATTTAAACGAAGCGTCGCCTCTACTAGCCGCTTGCTGATAAGCAAACTCAAAATTTTGTTTTAAATCGTCGGGGAAGTTTTTCTTGTCGTAAAACCCCGGAGCTCCTTCACGAGGAATTACTTCATTGTAAAAAAGATCAAGATAGTTATCTACATTAAATGCATCATTAGCATATACAAATTCATTAAAAGCGCTTGTGTCTGCATCGTACTCTTGAACACCAGCTTTTTTACGTTTTGCGGCAAGTCTTTTTGCTGCACGGGCTAAATCAATCGCTTTTTCTTCGTCAGTCCTGTCGTCTTTTTCTACAGTTACATCAAACCCAGCATCAAATAAATCTTTTTGGGTTTGCTTCATTTTTTGCTGGCTGATAACTATATCCCTGTTTTCGGTGCCATTGAACAAAGAAGCGTTTTTAACGTTCATCTTAGTTGGATCATAGTACCGCTTATACGGTATCTTTTTTAGCAACGCTTGGAACTCAGGGTTTGCAAACGCTTCAGCAACAAATTCGTCTATATCGGTTATACCGTAGACGTCTAATAGGTTTTGACTTGCAATGTTATTTTTAGCTATCTCAAATAATTTTTTTAGTTCCCCAACAGCTTTTTGTTGCTTAGGAGTTAGCTTGTCAAAATTAGTTTCTCTTAAAGCATAGTTTGTAGCAGCGTGCGCTACTTCATGTATGAAGTCATTATTAGTAAGCGTAGTTTTAGAGTTAAAATTAATTGTATTTAAATGATAGTAAAACGCAGCTTTACTGTTATCTATAGTATCTAGAAGATCCCTATAGCCTGTCCTTACTCTATCAAGCTCAATTTTTATCGGGGTCATAATATCGTAGTTAGAAAGTTTATCTAGCATTTCTAGCTGCGCCCTTAAGTCTGGAATAGTTACCGGACTTTTAATAAGTTCTGTATTAACTTCAGGGACAATATCTTTTATATAGGTAAAAAGCTTATCACGAGATGAATCGGGTCGGTCATAAGCCCAAGATAAATAATTTAAAGTTATTTCGTCCTGCTTGTCCATTGTTACATCAGTAGCTAGATTCAATTCTAAAAATCGTTTTGCTACACCAGCAGTGTATCTGTCTTTACTTGTGGCCATTAATTCTAAGCCACCTTTTAAATCATTATTCCTAATTGCCGACTCTAAGACCGGATGCATTGGATAGTACGAATCTGCTCTATATAGATTAGGATTATCTGGTTGCGCTGTAATTGCACCGTATCGGCCAAAGTCTTCTTCGGTAGCCCCAAGTTCACCGTACTCACTTAAAAAATCTGCTAGTGTGGTTATTTTAGGCTTGCTACTTTTTTTAAATTTTCCTAACCCAGCTTCAGCGCTTAAGCGTTCAGGCTTACCGGACGGCTCTCTATATAACCAAGGCATAAACCTGCCTGCTATATCTTTTTTAGTGGCAGCCCTAACTTTTCGCATCTCTTCAGAAAGTTTTTCTGCTTTTGCAAATTGTTTTTCGTAATCCGCAGCTGTTGCATCAAAGTATTCAACTATCTTATCAGGTGCATTTTCCGTTAGCCATTTTTGGAATAGCGCAGCATTTTTTGCCGATTCTCCTTTGTATACAGGATCTTTAGATTGGTTTTTAGTGCTTAATGCATACGCAGCATTTCTTAATGCAAAAACAAATGGCTGTTCATACGGAGACTTTCGGCTAAAAAATACAGCCGCAGCATTTTCTTCTGGAGTGCGATCATCTGGATGGATGCCTTTTAACCTAGCTAAAGCAGCTTTCATTACAGGGCCAAGAGCAATCGTATCTCCTTGTCTAATTACGTACTGTCCTTTTCTCCAACTAATACCGAATCTACCTTTACCTAGAACAGCATTAGACTTGCCTTCTCCCAGCAAAGCACCTTCATAACTATCTAACCATTCTTCTAACTTAGTTCTTAATTCGGTAATACCCCGAACAGTATTTAAGTTTTTAATGTTAATAAATTCGTTGAACGCTTGTCCTTGTTGCTCTGCTGTTAGGCCCGGCAATGCAGTGCGTAGTTCCTGTAATTTCTGTTGGCGTTCTTGTGGGGCTAAACTTAATGTGTTAAAGAATGTGTTAATAACACCTAACCTACGTCTAAGTGTAGTATCGTCAAGCTCTACACCTTTATCAACGGCTACT